ATGGATAAGAAACTGGTTGTTGTATTCAACACAGATGCAGACCGCCGTTTTACACTCAACATCAGCAATCCGGCTGATGATCTGACTGAGGAGACGCTCCTGCAGGAAGCAGGTCGCCTCATCTCCACCAATGCGCTCGCACCGACGCAGGGCAAGCCGGTATCAGTATAAACAGACCCTCAAAGTGTGAAATTATAGTAAATTTTAATATCGTTATTATCTATAACGATACGATCGATTAAAATATTTAACATATTACTCAATTCGGCATTACTGATATTCCTGAAATCAGTTGTTTGCAGTTTGTTCAACTCTTTTGCAGCAAGATCATTTTTGGGTTCATAATTTTTAAGGTTCTCTTCTACTGCTTTTTTCTCTTTGTTCAGTTTCTCCATCCTAGCATTTAATATATCTATCTGGATTGCGCCATCAATATACAAATCTGTTACCCTTTCAATTTGCTTAGTAATTTCTTTTAACTTATTTTTATAGACAGCGATTGTGTCATTATCTTCAAAGTGTTTTTCAAAATCTAAATCTTCAGATCTCAATTTATCAAGTTGAGTAAAAACTAATTCATGAAGTATATCAGCTCTGTGATTTTTGTTCATACATTTCTGCCTTTCTGGATATTTAGCGGCAGCAAATCTTCCAAAACAAGAATAGTAATCATATCTTCCTGGTCTATTTTTAGATGAAGGACGACTAGTATAATTTTTTCCGCACCAATCACACTTTATTAATCCTCTCAGAACAAAATTGGAGTCTTTTATCTTTGGTGTTCTGACTCTTCTTTTATCCCGGAATATTTGGACCATATCAAAAGTGTCTTTTGATACAATTCCTTCATGCTCTCCTTCATACTCCTTATTACTATGTTTGATTCGTCCGGCATAGAAAGAATTTTTCAATATAGCTGTCACCCGAGTATGATCTGGGAATATGTCGCCAAATTTTTGGTTAATGATATTTCTTATTTTAGTTGCACCATGTCCATCAAGATATAATGTATATACTTCTTTAACGATCTCAGCTTCGTATGGTTCAATAATCCAGTGCTTGTCTTTTCGTCTATAACCAAAAATTGTTCCCTGAGTATTACCACCGCCGTTCCAGCGTCCGAGTTTAGCGTTCTGTTCCTTACCCATCATTATGCGCTCTCTGATATTCTCTCGCTCTAGTTGAGCAAATACAGAGAGTATACCGATCATTGCCCGCCCGAAGGCTGTAGAGGTATCAAATGACTCGCTAATCGATATGAGAGAGGCTTCATACCGATTAAATACTTCTTCAATTAAGTGGAGAGTATCTTTTTGAGAACGGCTCAATCTATCCAATTTATAAACTAAAATAGATGAAATCTGACCTTGTTTTACATCTCTGATTAATCGTTGCATCTCGGGTCTATTTAATGATGCTCCTGAGTAACCATCATCTTTATAAACTTCAATGTTTGATAAGTCTTTTGCTTCCGCAAAAGCTCTTAAACGATTTTCTTGTCCTGCTATGGAGTGTCCATTTTCTGCTTGTTCTTTCGTTGATACTCTTATGTATAATGCAGTTTTCATAGATTATACCTCCTCTATATTCAAAGGTTCAAATTCGATTAGATAACCGTCATATTTAACGTAGGCACCAAATTGTTTTTTATAATCTTCAATCGCATCTTTAAAATATGTACGATCTATTTCAAGGTGAAGACATATCGCATACATGTCTCCCCAGTGTCCACTTTTATAACATTCAATTAATCGCTCTAAAGGCATAATTAACTTAACACCGTATCGTCTGGCCCTGACTTCTTGACGTGCTGAATCTAAATTGAATCTCTTTCCTTTATAATGAGTAATATCTCCATATGACGTAGCATGGTGTCCTAGCTCTTCAGCCAGAATACCGTTTTGTAAGTAATAATTTAAACGCCCGTCTATGACGATATTTCCATGTGGTATTTCCGTATCTCTTTCATATAAACCAGTCAATCCTTTCGGCATATCATAATCTACGTCAATTTCAACTTTTGGAAAATATGAAAGCAGTCTTTCTTTTGTTTGCATATAATCACTCCGAAGTTATTTTTTCTTTCTTCTTTGTTTTCTATATTTAATGTAGTCTAATATTTCTTCCATCTCTTCTTCGGTTACATCTTCATCAATATGAGCAGCAATCGTTTGGACACTTTCGTTTTCTTCCATTTCATTCGATTCTGTCCATCCCATTAAATATGCCGGAGAAGTTCTCAGCTTTTTTGCAATCTTCTCTAATGTGACAGCTGGCATTTTTTCTATATCTCCGTTTTCATACCTAAATATAGTAGCGCGCGAAACACCAGCAGCGATTGCTAAATCATCAGCGTTAATGTCCAATTGTTTTCTACGATGTTTGATCCTATCTCCAATATTCATTGAGCATTCCTCCTATTAATGAATCAAGTATATATTTAATGTTGCATAATTGCAACAAAGTAAATCTCATTTTTGCGATTTTATGTTTGACTTTGTATCCTGTTATGGTAAGATTATATTTAATAAGTCGCATAAATGCGATTTATAGGAGGTGTAACTAATGATTAATACATCAAAGCTGAAAGGCATAATAGTAGAAAAAGGAACCTCCCAAGAAGAAGTAGCTGAAGCCATTGGTATAAATCGTGCTACTTTCTATAGGAAGATGAAAAGAGGAGGAGTTAATTTCACAATTGGTGAAATTCAAAAGATGGTGGAAGTCATTCCACTTACTAATGAAGAAGCAATGTCTATTTTTTTTAATACTAAAGTCGCATAAATGCGATTAATAAAAGAGGTGAATATAGATGATGAAAAATGAGCTTAACGTATCAACTTATGATAAAGCCGGCACTCCTATTAATCTCGAAGAGGTGATGATACCGAATGACCTCGCACGAAAAATACTCACTATTTTGAGAAAGGAATTAGTCAGATGACTCTAAAACACTGGCTCATTACATTCGCCATAGCAATGTTCTTCTTCGCTGGAGTATTCGATCTCATCACACCGGAAGTCGTCGCCTGGATGCTGCTCATTTCATTCCTGGCTATTGCGCTCACAAGCATTTTTTCGGAAGTAAAAATAACCGATTGGAGGATTGATAAGAAATGATATTCACAGAAGTGAGTAATGAACAGTTCGAGGAACAATGCGAAACAATGATTTTTTCCAACCTCATCCACGGTACTGATTACAGCACATCTTACGAAACTCTCAACACAACAAAATTGTACGGTCACATGATATTCAGCAGTAAAGCAGAAGCAATGGCGTATCTGAAAAATAAAGGAGTGGCAGTGGAATGAACCCATTACAAGTATTCGATTTTGAAAACCAGAATGTACGAACAGTAGTAATAAAGGATGAACCTCACTTTATTGGTAGAGACGTTGCATCGATTCTTGGATATGCAAATTCAAGGGATGCGTTAACTCGACATGTAGATGAGGAGGACAGGGGAGTAGCGAAGCTCGACACCCCTGGAGGCAAGCAGAATCAAACAATCATTAATGAATCCGGACTTTACAGTCTCATTTTTGCAAGCAGACTTGATTCGGCTAAACGATTCAAACGCTGGGTGACATCTGAAGTGCTTCCGGCCATTCGTAAAACAGGGAGCTATGAAGTGACGAAAGATCCTCTGGAAATTATGAAATTGAGTATGAAGGCACTCGAACAGACCAATGAGGATGTGAAATCACTCAAAAGTGATGTGACGTATCTGAAAGATGAAGTGAAACTGGAAGTTGGAGAATATAACTTTCTCAGCAAGCATATAAACAGAGTGGTTAGAGAGACCATTTCAACCTTTGCATATGCCAATAACAATGAAGTGCGGTCTGAATTATATAAAGATATCAATAGTGGTGTGAACCAGGTAACAGGCGTGAAGACACGATCTCAATTAAAGCAGAAGCACTTTGATACAGCGTTTGATTTTATCAACCAATGGACGCCTTCCACAGCTACCAGGATGAAGGTCAAGCAGCTCACTATGAACCTCAATGAGGAGGCTGTCAATGATTAAAGAAATTGAAGCACTGAATGCTGACACAGGCACACTGGAACATTACGAGCTGCACAAGGTCAATTACAAAAAGAAAAACGGTGAGATTGATTCAGTGGAGCTCTTTCAAAACGGCAGTCTCGAAACGTATGTAAAAACAGGCAATGCGATTTTTTATTCAGACTATAAGGCAATCAGCATACCAGCGTATCAATTGAAGGGGGTTAGATGATGACTCTGAAAGAGAAAAAGGAAGTGCTCATAAACGATCTGAATCAGCAGGTAGCGCGACTGGATAAAGGCATTGATCGATGCGAAAAAGAAATTTCTAAGTACATGAAAGAAATCGAGAGTTATAAAGAAAATCGTCAATCGACACTTTCGCTACTGCACGAAATTAGAAAGATTAAGGCATAAAAAAACGTACTGATAGAGGTCAGTACGTCAGATAAAAACACACTTTTATTATAGCACGTCATGGAGGAAATGAGTATGGAAAATCATCCGAGCTACTTTGGGTTCATTACTGCTGAGGTCAGGTACGATGCTGATCTCACTGGTGATGAAAAGATATTATACGCTGAAATCACTGCCTTATCGAATAAGCATGGTTATTGCTACGCATCAAATGATTATTTCGCAAAGCTTTTCAGTGTAACTGATGTAACAGTCTCCAGGAGATTAAAGAAGCTAAAAGCAAGAGGTTACATCAATATCACTTATAAAAGAAATGGCACTGTAGTCACCAATCGAAAGATTTATCCATTAACACAAACGATAACGGCCGTTAACAATACTGATAATGGACCGTTAACAGATGAGGCAACGGCCGTTAACAGAACTGTTAAAGAGAATAATATAACTAGTAATAATATAACTAAGAATAAAATAACTAATAAAGAACATGAGCGTTTTGAGGACTTCTGGAATCTTTATAAAAAGAAAAAGAAAAGACCTCAAGCCATAAGAGCTTTCAATACAGCTATTCAAAATCACAGTTACGAAGATATTGAAAAAGGAGTCGTCTCTTATCTGAAAAGTATCAAGATAGGCGATGAAAGATATCAGGCGCATCCAGCTACATTCTTAAATAATGAGATGTATATGGACGATCACGACTATATCAAAGGCAATCTTTATGAATCCTCTGGAGAGAGTGCACCAGGCGACGATGATTTCCTGAATGGACTGTAGGTGATGATGTGGACAAAGAGGAAGCGAAAACAGTAATACGGACCATCAGAGCGTATTATCCGAACTTCATGGCAGACAACGATAGAGAGGTCGCACGGATCTGGATGTATAAACTCATGAAGGGCAATTTTGAAATGACGATGGCGAAGCTGGACCATTACGCAGAAAAAGAAACATTTGCTCCAAAGCTTGCCCATATCTTATATATCGAACCGAAAGAAAAAGTAGACAGTGAAATGATCGCATCCATCGAACAGGTTGAAAGAGAAAAGTCTGATCCTGAGCTCTCCCGGCAGCGTGATGAAAAACTAAAGAAACTCAGCGTATTGCTCAAGGGAGGTGCATCAGATGAATGAAATCGCAAACTTTACAGATGTGGAGTACTTCGAGAAGACAGTGCTGGCCAAAGCGTTGCTGTTTCCTGAACTGCGTAAACAGTTGCGGTTGCTTCCGGAATACTTCGATGATAACCGACATGGCGCAATCGCGAATAAACTGCAGAGTGACCTCGCATTTGATAAGCATCAGTTGATCAGTGAAGCCGTGAAGCTTCCAGAAGTATATGGAAATTATGATTTTGTCAGTCAGATTGCTTTTTTGGATATACCGACGGATAAAGGGTTCATTGGAGACCAGGAACAGGTCCTGAAGCATTACAAACATAGAGAAATTGCTAAGACAATGGATGCCTACACACAGGATCCCAGTTTCGATAACAGTATGGCCATGAGAAATAAGATTGACCATCTGGAACAGATTGACCTGGAGCAGGGCGATAAGAAGTTAGATACTCTCGCACAGGTATTCGATAGCCTCTATGAAGAAAATGCCACAACAATCATAAAGACCGGCATCGATGCAGTGGACAACCTGATTTCATTCGAACCGGCCCAGGTTAACATCATTGCCGGACGGCCTTCAATGGGTAAGACAGCTCTGGCATTGCAGATGGCATTGAATGTGGCAGACGAAACCACGCAGGTCATATTTTTCTCGCTTGAAACATCTGAAATCAAACTGACACATCGGATTCTTTCGAACATGTCCGGCGTACATCTTGAAAAATTCAAACAGCCGAGCAAAAGCATGACCAACGAGGACATTGATAAAGTCATCGCAGCCATTGAAATCTATCATGGCGCAAATATAAAAATAATAGATGATGCAAGGGTGAGCCCAAATCATATCAGGGCAGAAGCCAATAACATTCCTGAGGGCATGAATGGTGTGATATTCATCGACTACTTAACACTTATGAAATCGGATAATAAACATCACGATAAACGCCAAGAGGTCGAAGAGATATCCAGAGAATTGAAGATCATTGCCAAAGAACAGAATGTGACCATCAACGCATTATCTCAACTCTCCCGGGGACCTGAGAGCCGGCAGGACAAACGGCCGCTCATGAGCGACCTGAGGGAATCAGGACAGGTCGAACAGGATGCTGATATCGTCGCCCTGTGCTACCGGGATGATTATTACCTTAGAGATGAAGAAGAGAACCCCTCAGAGGGCAGCCAACTTGAAGTGATCATCTCCAAGAACAAAGATGGCGCGACCGGCACAGCACTGACGCAATTCTTCAAAACGACGCAAAGAATATTTACAGGGTGATGGGTATGCAGACAATCACAGACACATTGCAATCATTTGAGGAAATCATCCGCGAGGCGAACAATGATGCAGCAGTAAGGACCTTCACAGTCTATAAGTACTCATTGCTCTACCTGGTGCAGACAGACAAGCTTCAGATGAACGACAAGGCGGAGAAATTCATGGAAGGGTATTTGGAGGACTTCGCCACATACGACCACTACAAAGTGGCTCAGGCATATCTCATGAGAAACCAACGCCCTTTATTAAACTATACGCAATCTATTTATCACGGTGCCGGCGCTTGCCCGTGGCCAAGGAGGCATACAAATGGATTACAAAGAAGTGACCAATGAAGAATTTGAAACACTCTATGAACATATAAATCAACAAGAAGAAGATACATTGTACGCTTCAGATTTCGGCTCACACTACGAAGTAATGGACTTTGCAGAGGAATACGCCACTTTCAAATTTGAGGACGGCAGAGAAGCTAAGAGAGCCATTTCAGAGCGTTATCCATCCTGTAGGTTACAAGAACAAATAAATCTATTCGAGGTGATCTAATGAATATTAAACAGGGAGATAAATTTCAATATGAAAATACTAACGGTGATCAGGAAACAGTGGAAATCATTTCTACTATAGGTGACCATGTCGGCTACAAGCATATACAAGGGAGGTCGGCTTCCACAAGTATCCATGAGGACTTCTTTCAGCAACTGATAAAGAATGGCTACTTCAAGAGAATGGGGGAGGATGCATGAAGACTTTCAATCAAATAACTAAAAGTGAACTGTATGAAGAATATATTCACATGAAACGTCAGATCGAGTGGCTTCAGAAAAGATTGACACAGCAACATGAAGAGTTTCTACCACCAGAAATCAGAGACGAGCTACAGAGGCTGAATAAAGAGAATCATGACCTGACGGTGGAAACCAGACGATTGACAGCTGTAGTGAATGATTTGAGAAAAGAGTTGGCAGAGTATCAGAAAGATATCACGTGGGTCATGTAGATGCTATTCAGAGGACTCCTGAACCGCCGGCACATCTATAAAGCCGGCAAGCGATTTGCCACCATGATACCAGGCGCAGATGACGTGTTGATACTGCCGAACAAATACCAGGACGTTATCGCATATGAGAGTTTCGAGCTATGTTATCAGCATTACGAACGATGGTTAAAAGAAAATCATTTTGAAGAGAGGGATCCGGAATGAAAACCACACCGAACCTAATCAGCGGTGAATTGATGATCATTGAAAAACAAATGAGACACCACATACATGATTCATACGCTCGCATGTACTCCAAAGCATTCTACGATAAACACTTCGTCAAAGCACTTGGAAGACAGCTCACATATAAGCACATGGATAAAAACATTAATGTGTCTGCAACAGAAGATGATTACATCCTGGAAGTGAAACCAATATAAGGAGGTAAGGCGATGACAACTTTAGGTATTATATGGCTCATATGTCTATTGTGGATGACGGTGTCATTAATATTCTACCGTCCCAGAAAAATGGGCGGTCTGTATGACCATAAGCTGATTAAAGACCGGACTAAAACGAACTTTAATTTAATAGCGCTATATTTCAATCTTCGGAATGGAGAATTTATCGATAAAGATTTTCTGACTCGATTCAAACCCCTCACACCGCTCCAAAAGGAAATCCGGGAGGAAGAGCGCACCATTAAGCAGCTTGAAGCACAGAGAGCGGATATGGAGCGACTGGAGGAGCTGGTCCGGAAGAGAGTAATGTTGTTTGAGGAAGTGGGAGACAAGCATGTTGAGGGTGCAGGAGTGAGACTTACCAGCCACATAGTTGAACCGGATGGAATCACACATCAAAACACTTATTTCTGCCACAGATGTGAGAAGAATAAAACGTTGAACATGATGACTAAAGAAAATCCAATGATGCTTATCTGTAAAAAATGTGAGGAGGAAATTTAATGACCTACCAAACAAAATGCAAAGCCGACGGCTCATGTGTCGAACGCATAGACAGTCAGGCGGAGTCAATCAAGGCATATCAGGATGAGATTAACAGACTACGCACAATCGTGGAAAAAAAGACCGAAGCGATGGACAGGGCGGTTAAGCAGATTACGAATTGCCGGAAGTCGAGGCAAAGACTGTTCAACGAGAACAGCGGCCTGAAAGAGCGTATACGCAAGTTGGAGCGTCGTCAGCCGGTCGTGCTGCGGGAGGATGCTAACTGGGATTCAAGGCCGAGAGAGGAGTCGTGGGAGTTGTGATTACATTACTCACTTCCGCCGCCGTGCTACTGAACGTATTACTGCTGCTCATTTGCACGGTGTGCATGATGGAGATAAAAGAAAGGATTGATAAACGCCCGATCAATCAAAACACCGTGAATCCAATTCCGTGGATGTCAAGCAATACCAGAGAACACTCCGGACCCACAAAAGCGGAGGAAGAATTTTATTTCGGAGATGATGATAAGAAGAATAAGGGGGACGAATAGCATGACAACAGTAAAAGAAATGATGCAATTTCAGGAAGTTATCAATACCAAAGAATCGTTAAAGGTTAAAAAAGTAATTACTAAAGATGACCATGAATTTCTGGAGCTAAAAGATGAGCACAATAACAAAATCGAAATGAAATTCTATCCGGGATTTTATGAGGAGGACGAGTGAAAATGAGAACAGAAACAATCAATGCGGTCTTGGAACATTCCAAGAAAGACTTGACTTTAGATGACGTTGCGCACCTTTTTGAAGACGATGCTGATTTGGAGGACTTTATAGATGAGTATGATATTGAATTGAGAATGTTCTTGTCTAAAGTGATTCCCGAGGTCATGCAAAGGCTGAAAATGAGAATGGTATTTGCCAACTCTGGCGAGGAGGGCAATCAATGAACAAACACGTTGAAGAATTCAAAACAGATATGAGGATTAAATTAAACGATGCAAAGGAAACTCTAAAAGACAGAAGTAAACAAAGAGAGCATTACGAAAGGCTTGAAAAAGAAAGCCAAGAAGAAATTAAAATTATTGAAGAGTCATTACTCGTTATAGATACAGGGGAGGATTATCTGGCATGAACCAACTCAAAATAAAGAAACTCCATCCGGATGCGATGATTCCGACGAGGAGTCATCCACACGATGCGGGATTGGATTTATACGCACTGGAGGATACTAGAATACACAATGGGACTGTAGTATTAGTAAAAACAGGTATAGCAATAGATATACCGGAAGGTTATGAAGCTCAAGTCAGACCACGTTCTGGAATGACGCTTAAAACACCACTGCAAGTGCAACTTGGGACAATCGATTGTGGCTATGCAGGTGATGTTGGGGTGATAGTTAGAAGTTTCAAGAAACCGTCCGGCGGTGACCTAGTTTATAGACCGACAGATTATTTTGAAGACATTGAAGCAGGTGACAAGATAGCCCAACTCGTCATCAGTCCAATCGTCACGCCATCAGTTGAAATAGTGGAGGAATTTGAAAGTGAATCAGCAAGAGGCACAAACGGATTCGGATCAACAGGGAAGTAATATCCTGGAACAGGTCAAAGAAATATTAGGCAGGTGATATATGAACATCGGCGCTGCACTTGCACTGATCACTGTACTGTTTTGCATCTGGATCATCATACTCGTCATTATCGGAAACAATATGAATAAGTAAGGGAGCAGCGTCAACGCTCCTTTTCATCACATGAAGGAGGAAACTCAATGCTGCAGTTAGATATTCAAGATTTGGACTTTTTTGCCACTCGGGATGCGGTCTACGATTTACTCAAAGAATATAGAAAACTACTCATGATCGTTCCTGTGAGGGACATGCCATCAGTGACTCAATCATTCAGCTTCATTCCACCGTGCACCAATAAAAGCATGAACAGCATTGAGCAGTCTGCAGAGCGCAATATACGCAGGCAGCAGTTATTACAGAAACGGAATGAATTGATGGATAAACTGCATCATGCGATAGAGGAGCTCAAACCTTATGAAAAGCATATCATCGTGTATTCGCAGATGCAGGAAGACAAGATGATGGATGTAGACATCTATACCGAATTGGGCATCAGTCGTACCAAATACTACGAATTAAAGAATGATGCAATCGTCCGTCTGGCATTCTATCTGGGCATTGAGGTCTATGAAAGTGGAAAGGAGGATGACTATGCATGAACTTCGTTGAACCCATACGCAATACGGACATGATTGAAGCCATATTGAAGCATTTGAAGAATAAAAATGAACGGGACTACATCATGTTCCTCATCGGAATTTATTCCGGCCTGAGGATTTCAGACATACTCCAGCTGCGAGTGGAGCACATACACACAAATGACATACGGATCCGGGAGAAGAAGACAGGTAAGCAACGGAAGATTGTGTTGAATCGGCGACTGAAAGGGCCACTGCTTGAATACATCGAAGGCAAGGATAGCTGGGAGTATCTCATAAAGAGCCGTGAGGGCTTCAATCAGCCCATCCGGAGGGATAGAGCTTATCGCATCGTGAAAGACCTGGAGAACTACTTCCGGATGGATGCAGTGGGCACACATACACTGAGGAAGACGTTCGGCTATCACTATTACCAAGCCACGAAGGACGTGGGGACGCTGCAGAAGATATTCAACCATTCGCATCCTAACGTAACCCTGCAGTACATCGGGATCATCCAGGACGATATCGACACGGCCATGCGGGATTTCAAGTACACATACGACTAAAAGCATCACTTTAGTCGTATCTCTTTTAGCCGTCAGTGATTCATAATGCGACAACGTGTTTCTCATGTTTTGAGGGTATGGGCTCACACCTTATGTATCAAGGCGTTTAAGCGTTATTACCAGAAATACAGAATATAAGATATGTATTACTCAAGGGAGGATAAAGGAATGAATATAAATTTAAAAGAGTATCCAGTAATAAACTCACTGATAGAGGATGAAGGTTGCAGAATAACTTATGAAGAATCTGGAAGTTTGAAGGGTGATTTTAAAATTAGTTATCGTCTGGAATCATCAAGAGGCCGAAGAATTTCAGATGCATCTTCAATAGTTTCTAAAGAAAAGGCACTCAATTCTTTGGAACAGAGAGTGAGAAAGAAGATGAATGAAGAATATGATGATGCACGTCCATTCGATAATCTCCGAAAAGACATAAGAAGAATTAATTTGCTTCATGAAACAAAGCGTGGAAGTCATCCACAAGTCGGCGGTTATAGTGACCCAATGACATCGTGGGGAATAAACGAAGTAACAGATGTAGAAGAAACTGATGTAGAAATCAATCTCGGTGGCGCGGGTAACGTCATCATCAAATTTGATGCATTGAAAGATGGTAGCGGAGTATTAGTCAGTTCACAAGGCATCAGCGGTTTCTTCTTGAAGAACAGTATTGGGTTAGTGCTCGAAGCGATAGCCAGTTATTTATATGTAGACAAAGAAATTAGAAAAGCAGAAATGCAGAAGAAGATGGAACAATCAAGAACATATCAAAGACAGTTTAAGAATGCTTTAAAAAAAGCTAAGGGAGAGTGAGCAGGATGCCTAATATAACCCTTAAATTAAGCGAGGAAACATTATTCCAATTACTTCATGCAACCGCGCAATCCAGTTGTGGATATTTCACGTCATACGATGATAAGCCAATTCCCTTATCAATGTTACACTGCTGTGATTATAACGAGACGGTACACAAGTTATTAGAGCAACTGGCCGATTTAAAATTTGAGGATGAAGATAATAAAGAGTATTACGAGATATTGAAAAAAGAATATGCCGATACGCTTCGGGATTTGAATGGGAGTGATTCCGATTGAGGATATTCATCTGCGGAGTAATAGCTGCCCTGATCATCGGATTTGCATGGGGAGTGTTCATACCGGACGACGAATATCTAGAGTTAGGGAATCAAGCAGTTATTGCAGCATTCATTTGTGGGGCAGCATCACAAGCGATTAAACAATTTAAGGAGTGAGTAGAATGCAGATAAGAGACATCGACTTGATGATTAAGATATTAGATAACCCGATACGATATGAGGGAATACAAGAAGATTGGCATACTTCATACCAGTTATATCTGTTAGCTGATATGGGTTACATCGACGCAACGGTAGTAACAGTTGGCAGCGATAAAGAAATCTATTCTAATATTAAAGTCTCGTCAGTTGGTAAAGATTTCGTTTTTTTATTGGGCAACCGAAATATTTATAGAGCAGTTGATATAAGATTGAAGAGCAAAGGTTACAGCATTAAAAAAATGAACTTCGACATAATATTGAGGTTGGCAAAGAAAGAAATAGAGGAAATATTATATAAATAGAAACATTAAAGATGAAGAGATTATTTCTCCTCTTCATCTTTATCATATTCTTTAATATATTTTTTTGATGCTTTCCTTATAGGTTCTTCCCATGTAGAAAATAATAGATAGAAAAGATTTGTATCAGTAACAGATGTGTATATTAATATTCCCATGCTAAAATACAAATATCCTTTAGAAGCAGCTAATATTAACCAACGTTTAAGCTGATCGATATCAATATACTTATATGTTTCATCATCTAAGTCATCGACTGTTAACATAGATGTTTGGTAAATAAAAGTCCTACTCATCATTTCAGAAACATTATACATATCTTTTAGTGCATCGCTGATCGACGTAAGTGCTTTAGTATTCAAATTATTCAATGTTTCTTGCATTATAGAAGAACTTGATTGAATACGATTAATGAAGTCACTGTCAAATGAGCTTATTGTGGTAAGTGTAGGTGTTAAATTAACGGTTACTCTTTGATAAGAATTGATAGATGATGCTATTTTACTAAGGTAATCTGTATTAATCGCTTGACTAATAGCTCTCAAGTTTTCCGAATTAATCTTTTGTATATTATCAAAAGCATCTCTTGCCGCATTGAATGCAGGCATACTTTTTTGCATATTCATAGCAGTACTCATTCTATTCATAAAGGCTTGATTTTCTCTAATACCCTTTTCTATACTTTTGACTGGATTGACGATATTCGGGGTGATTCTTTTAGATATACTTTCTTTTTTAAGAATAGACTTATAGCAAACCAAACGATCTCTTGTCTGTCCATCTACCAAATTCCTTATTGGAACTTCAAAGCGCGACACATCATCATCTCCTTCATTGTTACCTTAATTATACATGCTAGTTCACCTTCCTCAATCATATAGTGTAAAAACTCGGACTTTTCCCGGACTTTCTGCGGACTATTTATGTACTTTAAATGAACACATTGCCGGCGCATACTCTTTATAATAGTAAGTGTAGTTGTATATCTACAGACCGTCTTGGGTACACTGTCACACACATTGTAAGACCGGGATGATTTCCATACTCACACTGAAGCTCACATGATCTGTGGGCTTCATCATTAATAGATAGGGTGATGCATATGTCTAACCGTAGACCACAAGAGTATGACTGGTTCTATCGTAAGCCTGCATGGTTGAAGCTAAGGCAGATGGCATTGAGTAGGGACAATGGACTGTGTGTCAGATGCTATAAACAGGGCAGGATAAAGAAGGCTGATGTGGTACATCACATCGTCTACCTTACTCAAGATATACAGAAGGGACTGGACCTGAACAACCTTGAGTGTCTGTGTCATGCTTGCCACAATGAAGAGCATGATGAACGATGGACAGGTAAGAAGTCCAAGTGGAAGAAGAACAGACGAAAGGGTTTGATGTTCAATGATGATGGTGACATCGTTGAAGAACATGAAATGATTTATTAAATCATAAAAGGAATGATTGATATGTCTAATCAATTGAAATCATTTAATGAGGAAACGAAAGAAGAAATCAAGTTAGATATGTTAAGAAGAACAGATAAGTTGATAAGTCTAATGATCATTAGAGTAAAAAAGTATCATGATCCTGAATTAGCTAAAGCAACAGCAAAGCTAATCGAATCAGCAAGCAAACTATAAAAAGAAAAGTAAAAGGTACCCCCCAGGTCTGAAAAACAAATCGAGGTCCGGGGGACCGAGATGGGGGACCATCAGAAAACACAAAGGGTCGCGCATGACCCCCCTCCCCAAATTGAGGACGATTCGCCAAATTATGGCTGGATCGTTCTTTTTATTTTTCCTTGAAAGGTGGTGAGAAGATGTGGTGACAAGAGCTAAAAAGACGAAAGAACAGCGGATTAGAACGGAATACAACCGAATAAAGAAAAGTTATAAACCGTTGCCAAAAGAGACACTGAACGTTGTCGAAGGTTTGATGCGCAGGGCGGCTTTTATGCGGGTTTCTCTGGAAGATATGGAAGAAGACCTCATGGAAAACGGCTCAGTTGAGTTATTTTCACAATCAGAAAGCCAAAAACCCTATGAAAGACAACGCCCGATGGCTCAATTGTATAACTCAATGAACGCAAACTATCAGAAGATTATCAGAGAGCTATCTTCTCACTTGCCGAAGGAGATTCAAGAGAAAATGGACAGCCCAGAAGACATCATGACGCGCTTTGCAAACATGCGAGGTGATGATTGATGACCGTTAAAACTAATATCAGTGATGAACTGAAAATATATCCACTCAATTACAATCCTATCCTGGAATATTGGAAACGGATTGAAAATGATGAAGAAATCGTCGGGGATAAAATCAAACGGCTTTATAAGAAGCTGGTCGATGATACCCATGATACGGATGGTCGATGGATGTATGATCCTAAACGGGGCAATCATCCGATTGAGTTTATAGAATCATTCTGCCGTCATTCCAAAGGTAAATGGGCCGGACAGAAAATTGAGTTGGAGCTCTGGCAAAAGGCGGGCATCGCTGCTGCATTTGGATTTGTGGACCGTATTGATAAACGTCGTAAATTCCAGGAAGTATTATGGATTGTTGCCCGTAAAAATGGAAAATCCACATTGGCCTCCGGTATTGCGCTTTATCTGATGATAGCAGACCAGGAAGGCGGTCCTGAAGTCTATGCTGCGGCAAGTAAAAAGGACCAGGCGAAGATTGTATGGAATGATGCGAAACGGATGGTTAAAAAATCTCCGTATCTCTCAAAAATTATAAAATCTCGAGTTTCTGATATGATTTCAAACTTCAATGACGGTGCATTTGTGCCACTCGGTCGTGATAGTGATACGCTCGATGGTTTGAACGTCCACGGTGCAATGATGGATGAAATTCATGCCTGGAAGATGATGGACCTCTACGATGTTATTTATGATGGTACTTCCGCGCGTGATAATCCAATGATTTTTGCAATAACCACCGCAGGTACGATAAGAGAAAGTGTATATGATATCAAATATGAAGAAGCTGAGAACATCATCAATGGTTTTGGAGATGAAGAAGGATATGAAAATGAGCGCTTCCTCCCCATTATCTACGAGTTGGATGAACGGAAGGAATGGACGGACCCAGGGGCGCATAAAAAAGCGAATCCAGGTCTCGGTACCATCAAACGTGCAGATCAATTACTCAATAAAATGAATAAAGCCATTAATAATCCTTTGTTGGTATCGAATCTACTGACGAAGGATTTTAATATACCAGCCACATCATCTGAAGCATGGCTCACATTTGAGCAGGCGAACAATAAGACGAAGTACGACATCGAAGAGATCCGTCCTTCTTATGCAATCGGGGGCAGTGACTTATCGAGCAATGTCGACTTGACGGCGGCGTGTGTTTTATTCCGAATACCGAATGATGAACACTATTACTTCAAGCATATGTACTGGATGCCGGAGGACCTGGTGGAACAAAGGGTGCGGGAGGACAAGATTCCATATGATAAATGGATTGAGCTTGGCTATGTCCGAACAACGCCCGGCAATAAGGTCCATTATGAGCATGTGGCAGACTGGTTTGATGAATTGAAAGAAGAATATGACCTCTACACCCCTTGGCATGGATATGATGCATGGTCAGCTGAATATTATGTGGAAGACATGAAAATGCGCAATGGTGGAGAGTCCATGGAAAAGGTCATACAAGGCAAAAAGACATTGAGTGGGCCGATGTTCCAGCTGGGTGCTGATTTGGAAAAGAAATTGATTGTCTACGATAATAATCCGGTAACAAAATGGTGTCTGACGAATACTTCAGTAGACATTGATAAAAATGGCAACATCCAACCAGACAAAGGGAAATCTCAGCGCAGGCGGATTGATGGTACTGCTGCAATGTTGAATGCCTATGTCGTCTATGACAGGCGACAGGAAGAGTATATGAACCTAATTTCCTAGAAAGGGGTGAAACGGTGGGTATTTTCGACAAAATATTTAAAACAGACAAGAAATTGATTGATAATCATGTGGCTCAAACGCAATTCAAGCTGATGAATGACTTTATTCCAATTTTTAATGAAATTGTGGATCCATACGAGTCGGCAACAGCGAGGAAAGCCATTCATACGATTGCTACCCATGCTGCCAAACTAAATGGCCGGCATATTCGACAGACGAGTGATGACAAGATTGAGCATAACGATAATTTGACCTATCTGCTGGGTGTCCGGCCAAATACATTCATGAGTGCATTTGATATGCAGTACAAAGTAGTTACAACGCTCCTACTGAGAAACAACGCCTTTATATATATCGACAGGAACAAAGAAGGGAAAATCATTGGATTTCATCCGGTCAATAATAAGAATTTCGAGATGATGGAATACCAGGGTGAGCTATATATTAAGTTTGAATTTCCTAATGGCAATAAATTCACTGCCCATTATGATGATTTCATTCATTTGAGGCGGTATTTTAATGATCATGACTTGCTTGGTTCCAGTAACAAGCCGATTCAGAACAAAATCCAAGTGATCCAGACGTCTGATGATTCAGTAGTCAATGCAGTGAAGCAATCCTCATTTCTCAGAGGAATCCTGAAGTACAATACCATGTTGAAAGAGGAGGATGTGAAGAAGCATAGGGACACATTCATCCGGGAGTACATGGACATCGAAGATCAGTCCGGTGTGGCCGCCCTCGATGCCAAAGCAGATTACAAAGAACTCAGTAACGAGCCGAAAATGACTAATGAAGCGCAGATGAAGTTCTTTGAAGAAGACATGCTGTCCTATTTCAATCTGAATACGAGCATTGTCAATTCGGACTATACAGAGGACCAGTGGAATGCCTTTTATGAAAGTGTCTTGGAGCCCATTGCGCTTCAGATGTCCCAAGAATTTACGAATAAAGTATTTACACGGAATGAGCAGAATTATGGTAATGAAATTTTATTCGATTCAAATAGAATCCAGTATGCATCTGTAAGAACGAAAATCGCACTCGTACAGTACATTTCTCCGTTGGGTGCATTGCGCTTGAACGAAGTAAGAGAGATGTTCAATCTGCCACCGATTGAAGGTGGGGACAAGATACTGCAATCCCTTAACTATGTGGACGCCACCAAGGCTGAACAGTATCAGAATGTTGATAAAAATGAGAAAGACGACATTAAAGATATGAATGACGATATTGATAATCCTGGAGGGGATCTAAATGACGACAAAGGAAAAGGTTAAACGTGAAAAACAGTTAAGACAGATGGAAGTCCGGCTGGCAGATGACGCAGTAGAACAGGATAAGATGATCGTTGAAGGTTATGCTGTTCGGTTCAATGATCCGGCAGTTCTTTGGACAGATGAATTCGGAAATGAATATAAGGAAATTATCGCCCGAGGCGCATTGGATGGCGCTGATCTATCTGATGTGCCTTTTAAATATAACCATTCAAACGAGACGATGATCATGGCGCGTACCCGTAATAATACGCTGCAGCTCACAATTGATGAATTTGGTTTGTTCATCCGCGCCGAGCTCGCAGACACATCTACAGGTAGAGATCTGTACACGTTAATCAAACGGGGCGACATCGATAAGATGAGCTTCGCTTTCACTGTGTTGGAGGACACATATGACCGCGATGCGCGTACCCGCACGATTAATAAGATTGACAAGCTGTTTGATGTTGCCGCAGTGGATTTCCCTGCATATGAAAGCACATCAATCAGTGCTCGAAGTTTCTTCGAACTGGAGAGGGAGAAGGAGGAAGCCCTGGAGAGGGATGCAGAGTCAAAACGTCAATTGGATATTCAACAACGCGAAAAACTAAAACTTAAATTAAAACTAGGAGGACTTGAACATGAATAGACTTAATGAAATTCTAGCACGTAAAAAAGAAATCAGAACGGCGCTTGACGGAGAAGAAAAGGTGGACTTTGAGAAATTGAATGCAGAAATCGATGAACTAGATAAAGAGCAACGCTCTATTGAGAAACGCCAGGAGGTGGCAAACCGTCTGAATAACGAAAATCTTGAAGGACGGAAGATTGTGACACCGGAAAACGATGAAAAAAACCAACGCGGCGGTAATAAGAACGTGATGCAAATGAGATGGAGCGAAGCAGTAGAATCTCCTGAATATCGCAGTGCCTGGTCAAAAGAAATGATGGGCAATAAGCTCACGAATGAAGAACGTGAATTAATGGATCACGTCAATACAGAATACCGTGCGGATTTCACTCACACGACTGAAAACAGTGAAGTGTTGATTCCGAAAACGATTGCTGACGGTATCTGGAAACAGGCTGAGGAAGTTTCTGCACTCTGGGCGGCAGTCAGAAAGCTACGCGTGCGCGGGAACCTTACTTTGATTACTGGTGAGAAGAGTGACAACGCTCGATTCTACGATGAGAATACGAAAGTTGAAACGGATGAGCTGAAATTCGGCGAGCTTAACTTGACTGGCCACGAGCTTGCGAAAGCCGTCGCCGTTTCCTGGAAACTCAAAAAGATGTCTGTTGAAGAATTTGTCAACTACATTGTCACTGAAATCGGTACGCGCATGGGTGAGGCGCTGTCCTACTCTGTATATGAAGGTAAAGGGAATGCACCGACTGACGGATCTAAACCAGAGCCAACAGGTATTAAAACGGCACTGCTTGCTGAAACTGATACGCCACGTGTCCTGGATGCAGCGACTGCCGGAGAACTGGTTTACACAGACCTTACTGGACTTCGTGCAGCGGTTAAATCAGTATATGCGCCTGGCTCCACAATCTACGCCAACAGCCTGACTGTATGGAACGTACTTGCAAATATCGTTGATGGTGTGGGTCGTCCACTGTTTATGGCTGATGCTATGAATGGTGGCGTTGGTCGCATCCTTGGCGTGTCTGTAGTCGAAGACGCTGGTATTCCAGAGGGTGAAATCCTTGTAGGTAATCTACAGCAAGGGTACACAGCAAACATCAACGAGGACATCACAATGTACACTGAAGACCATGTGAGAGAGCGTATTACGGATTACATGGGCTATGCCATTGTGGACGGTGCACCAAAGGACACTGAAGCATTCGCTATCCTGCGAGTCGGTGAAGCGCCTGTAGCATAAATGAGGGCATCCGTGAGGGTGCTCTTTTATTTTATAGAAGGGGATGATGGTTCTGTTTAACTATATAGCAGTTAATTGCCGATATGGCAGAAAGGAGCTCTGATCCACCTTATCTCGTATGGCACTAACGATAAAGTGCCTTTTATTATCCAAAATTTGAGGAGGAATATAAATGGCTAACGAAAGACAATATGAACGCAGAGTTGTGAAGGGCTTCCGAGGCAAAGAGGAAAACGAAAAATTGTTTGTTCGCAACTCCAAATTCAGAGGATCTAAAAAGCGTGTAGACGAGCTGACCAAAAAAGGACATCTCGCTGAAGTGGAAACGGCAGTTCCAAAGAACGACAAAGTGGAGACTGCATCTGCAAAAACTGAAACTAAAAAGGCGGCCAATAAAAAAGAGGGTGAATAATCATGAAGGTATCGCTCGAAGAAATGAAAGAGTTTTTACTCATTGACGGTACGCACCAGGATGCTGTTATTACAGGACTGATTGAAGCCTCTGAAGCCGAATTGTATGGATCTGGAGTAAGAGATATGGCTGAGGGAGATAAACTCTATCCACTGTATAAACTGGCAATTAAAATACTGGTGTCCAGATACTTCGAGGACCGGGGACAGATGGAGAAAACGAATGTCAACATGGATTATTTGATATCTAAGCTATCCATGTATCGAGGTGAAGAAAGTGCCGATAAACTTTAATGATCTAACCAACCGCGTCACTTTCTATACAACCGATTCCGGTGGATTTCTGCCCAGTGATGGAGAAGAAACGAAATATTATTCATGCTACGCTGCGATTGACAATGTATGGCTGAAAGACATTGAAATGGCAAAGTCGAACAATACGCTGAACGATGTAACTGTAAAAATCCGTGAAACGCAAGGTGAGTATGTCATCACTGATGAAATGACATTTACCATTGATGGTAGATACTACAGAGATGCCAAAGGGAATCCTAAAAAATTCAACATTAAAAGTGTGCAGCCGGATTATCAGGATCATCGCTTTGCAATCATCATCGGGGAGGCGGTCACATGAGCGGGAAAATAACCGGTTTCGATGACATGATGAAGGAAATTGAAATACGTCTGGGCCGTCCTGCAATGGAAAAGAAGGCGTCTGAAGTATTGCTTCCTGCTGCTGAAATTCCATATAAGAATATGCAGCGCAGCATGGAGAGTTTCAAAGACACCGGGGCTTCTATTCGAGAGATGAAGATTTCCAGTGTGCAGACAAGCCGTGGAAAGGTGATTGTCCGGATTTACTGGCAAGGGCCCAGGGATCGTTACAAGCTCATTCATCTCAACGAGCATGGCTATACCCGAAATGGCAAGCGGTACAGCCCGCCGGGGATCGGAAAGATTGCCGGCGCCATGCGGTCCAGTGAGAAACCATACTTTGATGAAGTGCAAAGGGGGCTGAATCGATGATTTTTATTTCTGAAATCCAGCAAAGGCTCTTGGAGTCTCCTTTGATTGTTGAAAAGGTGGGACCACGGATCTATGGATACCGAGCGGGAGAAAACAATGACACCTCTAATTTATATGTAATCATTCGACCTCTTGGGCCTCCGGCTCCTGAAAAGCCTGTGAGCGATAATTTCATGGCTGAGAGCCACCTGGTCAAAGTAGACGTGGAAGGCGCAGATCTGTTGGATGTACAGGCTGTACAAAACGAAATACGAAAGATCATGCACTCATTCGGTCTCAGGCAAATGCCTGATGGTCTGGATGAGTTTTTTGATGCGACAAAACACTATGTGGACAGTCGTAATTACTCGGGTATCCCGAATGAATTTTATTACAAATCAAAATTGATATAGGAGGAATTATATATGACAACAGTAGGATTTGAATCTGTAGAAGTAGGCGTATTTGATGCGTCAGGTGAAAACATCACTGAAACATTCGATTGGAGAGATGAGAACGGTGGTACGGTCAACATGACTATTACAGGACTTGAGCCGACAATATCCCGTGTATCCGCATCAAATAAGACAGTATGGCAGTCCAAGCGTGGTACTGGTCAGGTGACTAATACATTCGAGGCATTCAACCCGCCTAAAGATGATCTGGATATTGTGCTCGGCAGAGATGTTGACCTAAATAATTCTGCATGGGTAGGGGAAGATACACAGGCGCCATTTGTGGCCATGATTGCAAAGTCCAGCGATGTGGACGGCAATCCGGTATACTTTGCACTTACTAAAGGCCTGATGGGCTATAACGAGATCGCACTGACTACCAAAATGCAGGGTGAAGAACAGACACCATCTAATACTGCGTTGACAGGCTCATGGCAGGATGCAACTATCGACGGCAAGAGTCGTGTGTTTGGTGTGCATAAAGGCACTGAAGGCTATGATGCATTCCGTCAACTGGTCTTCCCAGGCCTACCAACTGAACCCGTAGCATAAACGATTGAGGCAGCTTGACTGCCTCTTTTTTATTTGCAAATAGAAAACACATAAAAAGGAGATATACACATGATCGAATTAGTACTGAAAGATAAAGACGGCAACGAAAAACACATTAAAAGAGAGAAAACGAACCTGATTGAAATGGAAAAATTTCTCGAGCTTAGATCAGAAGTGAATGAAGATTTTAAAAATGAAAATCATGATGAAATCAAGAATCTGAAAAGACAGGTGGAATTCATTGCATATATTTTCAGAGATCAAAAAGTAACTGAAGAAGATTTAATGACAGGAATGGATTCAGATGAATTTGATGATTACTTTGAAAAGCTGTGCAGACAGATATCTCCCAGTCACTTCAAACGATCAGACGAAATCAGAGAAAGAGCTAAGTCTGCAGGAAATAAAGGAAAATCTAAATAATATCCGCCGGTACTGTATGAAGCAGTATGGATGGACGATCCAGGAAGTGGATGGTTCGCCTTATGAAAAACTACTCACTTTAATTATTGAAAAAGAACAGCAGAAACAGGATGAAGTAATGAACGGTGCTGACTTCATCAATTCCTTGTAAGAAAGGAGGGTGAATAAATGGTAGATGAGGTTAGAGGCTTTAATATAGAACTCGGTCTGGATCATGCAGGCGTCGATAAAGGACTTAAGGATCTGCAACGGCAGATGAAAATCACAAACAGTGAGCTTGATAAGAACCTGTCCGCATTTCAACGTGGCGAGCAGTCTATGGAGCGTTATGAGGCGACGATTGAAGGCCTTAATCGCAAGATGAATGTGCAGCAGAACATCGTAGAAGAATCCAGACGAAAACTTGACTCGTTGAAGACTGCCTACGATAAACAGAAACAGGCACTGGATCAAGCTGGGCGTAATGTCGATAACCTAAAACGCAAATACGATACGTTGAATAAAACGTATGGCGAAGGTGCTAAAGAGCTTCGGGAATCTGAAAAAAGATTGAAATCTGTTGAAGCTGAATTTGATAAACTGTCTACTGCAACGGAGAAAGCTACCAAAGAGTATGAGAAAGTTACTCGGGAATTCGGGGAAGGCTCCAAAGAGTCGCAAGAAGCCGGCAGAGCTTTGAAAAAGCAAACCGATGAACTCCAAACTTTAACATTTGAAGTTGGCGATGCGCGAAAAGAATATGGCTTACTCAATAAGCAATATGGCGAAGGCTCCAAAGAATTAAGGGAGTCTGAAAAAGCACTATCAAGTGCAGAAGGTGAATACGGCAAGCTCAGCAAAGCTGTAGAAAAGACGTCCAAGGAAATTGACAATTCAGAGTTTTCTCTGAACAAAGCTGAACGTGAGTTGAATAAAATCCGTGGCAGTCTAGATCGTACTACGCAGAATATGCAGGAATTCCAACGGGAGCAAGAAGAAAACAATCGCACACTTGTAAAATTTGGCCGTGGGCTGCAGGATGGCGCAGATCATTTGGATAAATTCGGCGACCAGATGGACACAGTAGCTGAGAAGTCTGCATTACTCAGTGCTGTAGTGGCCGGTATTGGCATCTTTGCGGGGTCCAGCGCGTTATCAATGGAAAACTCCACAGTAAGGATGCAGAACAGCCTGGGGCTTACAGAAGATGCGGCTGCAGATCTCGCAGAAACATCGAAACGTATTTATGAAGACGGTTTCGGAGATTCGCTCGAGGAAGTGGATAGTGCGCTTTTGCAAGTTCGTCAGAATATCCGCGATCTGAATGATGAAGATTTAGAAAATATCACTCAAAAGGCACTTATCTTATCAAATACTTTTGATACAGATGTGAATGAAGTGACCAGAGCCGCCAATAACCTGATGGCCGGGTTCGGTATCGAAGCCGATGAAGCTTTTGATTTGATGGCTCATGGCGCTCAGAATGGTTTGAACTTCTCGAATGAGCTATTCGATAACCTAAGTGAGTATTCCACACTCTTCGGGACCATGGGATATAGTGCTGAGGAATACTTCCAGCTGCTTCAAGCTGGTCTCGATGCCGGTGCGTACAACTTGGATTACATTAACGATGTGATGAAGGAATTCCAGATTCGCATTAAAGACGGCTCCAAAGGCACAAGCGAAGCCATGGCTCAAATGAGCGAAGAAACACAAGGTGTATGGCAGTCCTTCCTTGATGGGGGAGCTACTGTGAAAGATGTTATGGCTGCAGTGACTGGTGATCTGGAAGGCATGGAAGACCAGACGAAAGCCAATGAGCTTGGTGTTCAGCTCTTTGGAACGAAATTTGAAGATCTCGAAGCCGAAGCAGTATATGCCCTGGGCAATGTAGACGGTGAACTGGAAGGCGTAAACGGCACGATGGATGAGATGGGAAGGAATATGGAAGAAAGCATCTCTCAACGTGCCCTGAGCTTATGGCGTGAAGCGAAAGACACCTTGATGCCACTTGGAGAAACACTGCTTGATGTGGCAGAAGATGCGCTTCCGGCATTCGAAAGAGCCATACAGACTACGACAGACACTATTGAAGACATGGAGCCCGAAACGCTCAAGAGTATCGCTGCGCTTGGCGGATTCTTGGTTATTGCTACACCAGTGGCAAAGGCATTCTCTGTCATCGCTAAAGGTGCTGCGCCTGTTATCAGAGGTGTGGGCAAGGTCACTGAAAAGTTGGGTAAGTTTGATGGCGGTGCTGCAAGAGCAGCAGGCTCTGCCGGTTTATTGGCAGGTGGTGCCGGAAAACTTGCCGGGGCCGTTGGATTACTGAATAACCCACTCGGATGGGCAGTCGGATTGGTTGCTGCAGTCGGTGGCGGATTCGCTATTGCCTACGACAAAGTGGACTGGTTCCGCAATAGTGTGGATCTTGCATTTGAAACGATGACTATATTCGCAGAAGGCATCTATGAGATGACCGCTCTGCCGTGGTTAGGCGAGCAATTCGGCAACCTGTGGGATAAAACAGAAGGCTTCAGAGAGTCTGTAACACTTACGATGGATGCGGTCGGTGCTGCTATTGGGGACACTTTCAATGAAAAAATCGTTGAACCATTCGAGAATTTCAAGGCAATGCATCGCGAAGCCGGTGAATCTGTAGATGTATTTGAGGAAGGCGTTTCAGAGGCAACCACACTCGCACTTGAGGATTACGTCAACTTCTCTGTCAACGCCAAACTTGCGTTGGACGAACTTTATTATGGCCAACAGGAAGTCACACAGGCGCAAGTTGAAGATGTCCAGGAGAAATATTCTCTCATGAATGAAGAAGCCCTCCTGAAGCTCCAGGAACGTCGTGAGAACGAATTGGCAGAGCTTCAATTCCTTTTCGAAGAAACGGGCGTCCTTAATGATATAGAGCGTGAGCGCATCCTTGAAAAGACCAACGCACATTACAATACAGAAGAAGATCAACTCAATCAGAAGAATGAAAGAATCCAGGAGATTATTGCCCTGGCTATGGAAACAGAAGGCGGATTGCAATCTCATCATTATGAACAGATTGAAATGCTCCAGAATGATCATAATGAGCGGACTGTAGAAACCCTGTCTCAAGGCGAAATTGAGCAGCAGGCGATACTCGAAAGAATGCAAACAAACCAACTGGCTACATCAGAAGCTACCGTGGAACAGCTCATTGCAGATTCAGAGAAAGCTAAGAATAAAACTGTTAAAGATGCTGCAACCAAACGCGATGAAATCGTAGCTGAAGCGATCAGACAGAGAGACGAGACTGGAAACTTATCTGAAGAAGAAGCGCAAAAAATCATTGATGAAGCTGAAAAGCAATATAACGAAACAGTTAGAAATGCTGAAAACAAACATGCTGATGTCATTTCTGAAGCTGCTGCCCAAGCTGCAGAACATGGTGTCATCGTGGATGGAGAGACTGGAGATATTCTCTCGAAATGGGATGTATTTGCCATGACACTTTCCGGCGTGATGAACAACGTCAAAGATAATACGGTTCAGAAATGGAAAGATATGTGGGCAGAGGTCAAAGGCTGGGTTGAAGATGGCGTCAATGGCGTCGCGAGACTTTACAACTGGCTTATGGATCAGCTCGGTTTGGATGGCGCGAAACTGAATCCGATAAATATTACAGGGTACTCCTCCAATACACAAGGTGGATATACGCGTCTGCCGTCATACGCCACCGGAACAAACTACCACCCAGGTGGTTTGGCACTCGTCAATGATGGCGGCGGCCCTGAAATCATTCAGACGCCGGACGGTCAAATGTTCATGACGCATGGAGAAAATGTCTTAACAGACATGCCTGCAGGTTCCACAGTGTACCCGCATACGAAGACAAAAGAAATTGTGAACAACATGATTCCGAAATATGCTGAAGGTACTGGCGGTTGGTTAGATGAATTAAAGAAGTTAAGGATTGGTATAGGTGCTGCTGCTTCGGCAACAGGGGACACTCTTGCAGGGAAAGCATCGTCAGCTTGGGATTCAGGAATGAGCAAAGCCGGAGAGGTCCTCGGAAAAGGTGCAGCTACGGCTACAACTCTCGTTTCTGACGTGATGTCATACGCAAATAATCCAGGTGCACTTATCGAAAAGATGCTGGGACAATTCGGCGTTGTCAATCCATTGGGCGGACTGCACGGCGAAATACTATCTCACATGATAGGAAACTTCACATCTGCACTTACAGATAAAGCCAAAGAGATGTTCGCAGCCACTGCCACACCGGTGCCGGGCATACTGGATCCAAGCAACATCAGTTACCATTATGGGCACACAGCGAAGTACACCGCTGAGACCGGACGATACTGGCATAGTGGTGTGGACTTCCCATTTGTGTATCAATCAGTACGGACACCGATTGGCGGTACAGTGACGCATCAGCCGTTCGATTCTGATGGGTACGGTAAATGGCTCACATTGAATAACGGTGGCACAAAACTCACATTCGCTCACTTATCAGCCTATGGCACCTCAAACGGAGAACAGGTGGGTCCAGGCGATGTTATTGGTACGTCTGGTAATACAGGTTTCTCCACCGGACCTCACTTGCACTTTGAGTATGCAGATAATGGCAGAACGAAGAACCCAGCGCCATGGCTTGGCAGTTATGAGAATGGCGGTCTGCTGTCACAGCACGGCTTATACGAAGGCGCAGAAGGCAACAAGATGGAGATGGTTCTACCACTTACCAACAGAAATCGATCCATTGAATTGATGGAACAGGCGAAAGCATTGATGGGTATGAATAATCATCAGGCTGCTGCAGGTGGAGGAAATTCTGAAATCATCAGCAAACTCGAAGAGCAATTGAAAGTGATGAATGGCAGCCTGAAACATTATAAACAGATGGTTGAATTGCTGATATCTATTAATGCCAAAGAATTACACATCGGGGATGACGAAATCGGTCAATCTACTGATAGATATAATCAACGTCAATCATCAAAACAAAGAATGAAATCAGGGAGGTTAAACTATGGGCTTTAAAGTTTATGACAGTGAAATGAATGAAGTGCGCCTCCCTGGTGATACGTATCTGCATTATGGCTCTTATCCATTGAAACTAGAGATATCCGGATTCGATTATGAAAAGCGTGGAAGAAAAACTGTAGTAACAGGAAGACAAGCGCTTATCCGGGGTTTTATTATTTCATCCGATCCAATTGATATGGATATGAAAATGAGTAATGTATATGCGTTTTTCAGACGGCTTGGAGAGTTTTATGTAGCGAAAGAAAGTGAACCATTCAAGCTCTTGAAAGTTGAAGCTAATCAATCATACACATTGGAATCAGAAAACAATGGTGTGCTAACTGAATTCGAAATACCATTGACTGTTCAAAAGCCATATTTCAAACAATCCCTCCACACCACTTTAGACATCGACTCCGAAGGCATCCGCTTTAACGACAAATGGGGCTACGGTATGGGATTGAGCAGTGACAGTGGACAGTGGAAATATTCTTTCATCAACACTGATCCTTACTTTTATAATGCCGGCACTGAAGAAGTGAAACTCATTAAGCAAAAAGAAAGTGAGATTACTTTAATCTTCAATGGCAGTACTTTAAACGGACTAGTTGATATCGATGACGGTATAACTACATTCAAGTTATTTAGGAATGTCGTTGCGGGTGATGTATTAAGAATTAAAGGGCATCAGATTACGCTGAATGGCGATAATGTGGCTGGGGATACGAATCGGCAATTCTTGACTGTTAAAAGAGGATGGAATAACTGGGATGTCAGAGGGGTAACGGATTTTGAATTTAAGATAGATTACAGGTATTTATATGATTAGGAGGGATATACATGATAAGGAAATTAATTGAAAAATTAAGCCCTCGTAGAAAAAAACGAGGACTTAAAATAATTAGACCGGATAGTTATAACAGAATTAATTTTTAAACGCATCAAATTTTTGAGCATCGTAAAAATCGGTATGACCACATTTAGAGCACTGCAAGGCTAAAAATGGGTAGTGCTTTCCGAATTCTTCCGGTTTCATCTCAGCTGAATCATCAAAAGGCAGCCTGAATGTTGAAGGGTTGAATGATTTTTGAATTTGACAGTGCGGACACTTGGGCAGACCGATTTTACTTTCTAATTCAAGGGCAATATCGTCAAACTTTGGATTATAATACTGTGACTCTCTCATAAGTTTCACCTCCAATCTAATTACAGATTATACCAGATTGGAATTACAATTTTAGAAATATTTAGCATCTCACTTTTGTGAGGTGCTTTTTTATTACTCAAAAAGGAGTGAGGAAATGGCTAGAAACGTTATAGGATCAGAGCATGACGACGAAAACCGTAATAAGCATAATGATAACTATAAGCAATTGTTTGATTTCATACCGCTAATAAATAATTTGAAAGAGAATTTGAATAACTTCCTGAATGGGACGAACGTTGTAAGCAATGGAATGATCAAAGACGGCGCCATTACCACAGCAAAGTTAAATAATTTATCGGTATCGACAGAAAAACTCGGAAGTCGCTCGGTGACGAACGAAAAATTGGCAGATGGTGCGGTAAATAATTATAAGCTTGCTAATAAATCGGTGACGCAATCCAAAATAGATGAAGGCGCGGTTGATTTAACGAAGTTTAGCGCCGAAGTCAATACCTATATGGATCAAAAGAGTAATGACGATATTGACGTAGATTTTGAGCTAGGCGGATGGAATACAGGCGGAAGTAAAGTAACTGGAAGTAACCCTGTGAATGTACGCGCGATTGTGCCTATATTTTTGAGAAAGGGCATGAAGCTGACTCAAACGCCAAATGCTTATTATGAGTATGAACTCATTGAACGCAGTACCAGCGTTGTAGGCGACGGCTTCTACGTAGATCGTACAGGGTATATTCCATTCGGCACTGACTACACGATAGAGCGGAATAACTTCTACTATCTATTCATCAGACGTAAAGACGGTGCAGTAATGACTGCAGATGATGTCGTTACAATAAACGCTCGTTTTAACAATATAGTGATGGATTACTACGCTCTTGTAGGCATTGATCATATAGGATTCGAACTCGGCGGATGGAATACGGGCGGGGCGAAAGTGACTGGAGAAAATCCGGTTAATATACGCTCTTCTGAACCCATTTATCTAAGGGCCGGAGAGGAAATGAAACCGGGACACTCAAATGAATATATGTATGAACTATTAATAAGAGAAACGAACATACCCGCAGATGACAGTTATATAGACAGAACCGGAAAAATGAACTTTGATAATGCTTATAAAGCTGATCATGACGGATATCATTATCTTGTCGTTCATAACAATGATAATCGGGCTATGGAATTATCAGATGTGAATACAATTGATGATCTGTTTAATAATTACTCTGGAATCGATAAAACATATATCATAAATCTGTTGAATGAGTATGGATTAATTAGAGATGTAGAATTTGCAAAAGGCGGATGGAATACAGGCGGAACTAGAATAGTTAGTGATGCCCCGATAAACGTGAGTCCGACACAATTGCAAAACGTTCTTCCTGGTCAATCTATAAATTTCGTTAAAAATACCTCATACGAATATGAGCTGTTCCTGAGAAAAAATGACGCATTCGTTGAAAGAACAGGATACATGCCATTTGGAGATAGTTATGTTTTCGATGACAAATATGAAATTGCCATAAACGTAAGAAGAGCCGATCAATCGCCAGTTAATAAATCTGATGTCACAGAGGTTTCAACGCATTTCAGTGGTATTAGTCATAGTAAATCATCGGATAACCAGGAAGTGGTATCAAAATTCAGTGTAGTAGGGAATCTGAACGCTTACAATTCCAACGATATAGATAATTACTTCGCTCACCCGAATACGATGACTCCACAGGAATTTAATGAGGCGTTTATTTCATTATCTGATGAAAATAACGATATATTCTCTTCTGAGCTTCTAGGGCAAGATGATTATGGATATAATATTTATAAATTTGAGACTCATCCGCATGAGATGCTGAAGTCTTCGGCCTGGAATACAGTTCCGACCGAAGAAACAGGAGAACCATTGAGTATACCAAAGATAATCATTACAAGCGGGATACACGGCAGAGAAAAAAATGCGAACTACGCCGTGTATTATTTCTTTAAGCAGCTACTTGAAAACAGAGATGACGAGACGCTGAATACACTGCTCATGAATGTTCAGTTTGTAATCGTTCCTTTAGTGTGTCCTTCTGGTTTCGCTGATGTGACTTATGATAATAGGAACGGAATAAACTTGAACAGGGACTTTCCACCCTACGGGTCTGCATCCCAACCTGAGACTGTATTGTTAAAACAGGTGCTGGACGGGAATTCAGATGCAGACTATCATCTGGACTTCCATAACCATACAGCACACGACACTGTAATAGGCTACTCACTTACCGATGATGATAGCTTGGCCAGACTAACTACTAATGCTTATAAATACATTGGCAGACAATGGCAAATTAAAATTCCGGAGTTCCCCCAGGACAGAACTTATCAATGGGCGTACACATCTGGCGCGAATGTGGGTACCGTGGGTAGATACAGTCAAAGTCAGTTAGGCATTCCTTCATCTATAATTGAAACGGGCGTAGAAAATCCTTGGATTATGGAAGATAAGAATGGTGCGAATGCTACACAAATTGGCGTCGATCTCCTGGCCAATACGATAATCGGAATTCTTCAAGCGAGAAGGTGATTAGATGCTTTCAGTAAAATCTTTGGACGGGCGATGGTTTCCCGCAGAGGCACAAGTCCCACGTACCCGGGTAATTGGAGAGCGGGAAATATCGCTCTCTTTTTTACACTCTGAAATCAATGATGTCTTTCTTTCTGAAATTGAAACCGGATGGATCGCAGAGTTTCAAGGGGATGAATATTGGCTGTACAATCCGCAGGAGGACATACACGGGAATAAATCATTCGAGTGTCTGTTCGATTTAGTCAGGCAGGGTAATAAGGTATGGCACATCGATGATGTAGAAGATAAGTCGATGACGATTGAAAACAGTATCGGCCCGTTATTCAACGACCTCCCGGACTACACATTACAGATTATCGATAATTTCTATGCGAATACGATGAATTACTCTAATCGCCAGACAACGACTGAGCGGTTTTTGTATTTCATTGAACGACACGAAGCCGAGTTTGAAATCCCCATCGGCAGTAAGACAGTGCAAATCAGGAATGAAGTCGGTACTCGTCGGGATGATCTGATGATTCATGAGGACGATAATCTGATTGATTTGCAGTTGAATACACAGGATGACTCATTCTGTACTACGGTTACTGGTTACTACGATTTTGACGATGAAGGGAACCCACAGAAGTCTGTGATTTACCGAAGCAGCTTGGCTGATAAGTATGGAGATATCCCTGGGGAGCCGATTCTGGATGATCGTTACAACAATAGAGATGCGGTCTATGAAGCTGCAAGGAAAAGGCAAGAAAGCTCATATCAACTTTCGTTTGAAGTGTCCTCTGAATTATTTGAGACACCCGTGAACGAGGGCGATTACGTGCCTTTGGTTATTCCTTCGAAATCCATCAATATGCATATCCGTGTAGTGGAAATCAATGAACTATTTGATGAGGACGAAAATCTAATTGAAGCGACTTACAGCTTTGGGAATGAGAATATCAGTCAGCTCTATAGAAAGGCTCAGTATGATGCGCTGATGGATGTGAATGACATCTTGAGAGGAAAGAAACCACTGCCGCCGTCTGTGCTCCCTAAAGCGTTCAAGCGAGCATTTGAAGTAATCCGTGGGGATGATGATTCGGTCATTGAATATCGAAAAGATCGTTTAATCGGGCATCACGACAAGAATGCCGGCAATGCCGTGGAACTGAATGTCAGTGGTCTGCAATTTATCAGGAATGGCAATCCTCGTAGTGCCATCACTTATGAAGGTGTGGTTACTGAAGCATTGACTGCAGGCACTATTGATACGAACCGGATTCGCATTGTGGGCGCAGAAGGTTTTTTCTATATCAGTGGCGATGAACTGATTGCACGGGATTATAATAACCCTGAGAAGTGGACAGAAATCAGACCATCGGGCGTAACGACGAAGGGATCCTTTACGAATCTGCGTCCTGATTACTTTGTAGATTCTAACGGCAAAGAGTGGGGCAAACAGATGGAGGACGGACTTACAAATAATGACGAAACGATTCAAAGGAATCAATTTATATACCCCGATGTCACATACTTTTCCGGTCAAAGGTATTACTTGAATAATGCGATGGTGTCCATAGATTCTAATTACACTATAGAAAACTGCCATTTTACCCACAACAGAAAATTCTTGAAAATCGGAATCGGGATAAATATGGAGGGGGATTCGGGTTCAAACAGGGTTTTGATAGATGTCGTAGAGATTTCCACAGGGCAAGTAGTGGAGTCAGTCAATGAATTTATTAGAGCGGCTGACTCCACAAAATGGTTGAATATCACTTTTGAAATGGGTGTTCCGGATTATGTAACTGAAAAAGCGTATCAGATTAGAATAGGTAGTACACTTCGGACGACGACTGGAACATTAATAAGTGCGATTATAAACAGAGTTTCACAGTTCGGTTAAGGAGGCGATTGCATGAGCAAATGGAAAGTATTTTACAGAATTGAAAATGGGGTTTATGAACCTAAACGTTCTGGCAAAACGCCTGTCCCCACTGAAAATTACGATAAAGTCATACAGGTGCCGGAAGAAATTGCGATGCAAATTCTAAAGTTTGATTTCGATGGGGAAAAGCTCACGAGAAAAGAAGGGCACAGGATTTTAACACTTGAAGAACTGCATGAGAAGTATAACCAAGAGAATGTTAATCAATTACCGAGTGATAACGAATCGGTTAGTAATGACGATATTGAAATCATATTATAAGAGTCTGCTCAATGGAGTAAGACTTTTTATTATGCAGAAAGGGGTGTGGTGATGCATTTTGGAGACGTTAAATAAGCGTGTCGATTATTTGGAGGAGGATATCCGGGAAATCAACCAAAAATTGAAAGACCAGGAATCGAAATTAAATGCGAAAATCGACAACAATCACAACGAGATAAAGATGCTAATTAAGGAAACGGAACTCTACAACAGAGAGAAGACGACAAAGCTATTTGACGGACTGGAGCGTTTGACAGATGCACAGCATAAACAGACGCTGGCCACAAATAATCTTGTTCATGAGACACGAGAAAATAAAAACTCCATCGACGAATTCAAAGATTCAGATAAGTGGAAAACCCGGACGATTGCCGGTTTTGCGATATCCATCATCCTAATGGTAATCGGCACATTCTGGGGGATGTTTTTCCCAATGTAAATAATGAAGGAGGGGATTCTTATGTGTTTCCTATGCTGTATGTTTTTTAGAAAATGTGGCAGATAATATGCGAGGGGGATTACATGAATGAGGACATCAAAGAGATGCTTTTTAATGTGGGGTTGATTATTGTCATCACTACGATAATGCATATATTCATTTTTTAGGAGGTGTTTAACATGGATCAAAAACAACACACAGTCACAGACCGCAAGATTGAGCAGGAAGTCCGCAATACAGCCACCGGCGACCTCATCAGGCAGATAGGTGCTATTCTATTGGCGCTGTCCTCATTCTTGGCCGTGATGGGGTATTCTTTTGAGTGGCTCACGCCGGACAGCATCAATGCGCTGTTGGTCGTTCTCTATGCTGTGGCCGGCTTTGGCTATACGGCGTTTGAGATATACAAGAACCATTTTGCGGGCGTTAAGGCGCAGGAACAGGCAAAAGCGTTGAAAAAGCAAGGATTGAAGAAATAGGTGTCCACTGGATGCCTATTTTTTATGAATGAATTTAAGGAGATGTGGAAATGAATTTAATAGAATTCTATGAAAATGACGGCTTCCGCATTACATCAGACCCCCGTAAGTATGCGAGTGGTATATTCGGCAAACGGGATTACACTGTCAACGGCCACAATTATGACAGCTTCTGCGGTGGTTACCACAGGGCAGTCGATTTGAGCAATACGCATGGCGCGGATATCAGGGCGGCAGACGACGCACTTGTGGCCAACGGCACAAGGGATTATGGCACATTCGGCGGGCAAGCCGTACTCATCTATGAGCGGCTCGGCATACAAGTCATTTACGGGCATGTACAACGGCCGGTTAAACTTAAGCCGGGGCAACGGGTCAAAAAGGGCGATGTGATTGCCAAACAAGGCAACAGCCACAATCAGGGCGCCGGCGTATCAATGGCTTCTCACTTGCATTTACAGGTGCAGCATATTGAAGCACTGAATGAAAAAGACTTTACTTGCAAGGGGATTGATCCATTTAAAATTGACATCGATAAACCGGCCAAGAAGGAGAAGCAAACCGTCAAGGTGGATAACAAGGTGCATCTTATCATTGCCGGTCACGGTAATCAGCGCGATGGTTCATTCGACCCAGGCGCCACGGGATACATCACAAAAGGTGAACACAAATATGTCAGGGATGACCTGTTCCCGGCCATGAAGAAGTATCTTCCGAAAGGTGCAAAAGCCGTATTTTACGATGCTTTGAAAGTGTCTAATTACGGTAATCTGTCACAATTGGTTAAAAAGCACAACGCCGACCAGGTAACGGAAATCCATTTTGACGCTCACAGAACCGGCTCATCCGCCCGAGGTGGTCACGTCATCATCCACAGTGGTTATGATCCGGATGAATACGACCTAAGACTGCGTGACTCCATACAATCGATGGTGGGCGTTCGTTACAGCCATAAGGGGCACAAGGGTATCAGTGGCAGGAATAATCTGTACAACGTCAATGATGCCCGTCAGAATGGTATTGCATATCGCCTGATTGAACTCGGTTTCGGTACGAATAAGATTGATGCCGATATCATGACGAACAGAGTGGATGAGTATGCTGAAACGCTTGTGCAGTCACTATTCCTGTCCAGTGGCAGCGTGTCGAAAACGACGGTTAAACCAGCAGTACCAGTAATACCAGAAGAACCGAAGAAAGAAACGACAGCAAAGAAAACGCCATATACAGTGGGCGATTGGAAAAAGAATGCACACGGCACTCAATATATACAAGCGGTCGGTACGTTCACAGTCGGTAACACTCGTATAATGAGCCGGGCAAACGGGCCATTCGTAAGTAATCCTGAGGGCGGATGGTGCTATCCTGGGTACAAGATTAAGTACGCTTACCTGTGCAGACAGGATGACCATGTTTGGATTCAGTATGAACAGAACGGAGAATGGTGGTTCCTGCCATATAACACATGGAACAGTAGGACAGGCGCGGTTGGTAAAAATCCGTGGGGAACATTTAGCTAAAGCCAATAACGCACACACTAAGGGAATCAGCACCCCTTCGTGCTCTTTACACCTCTCCAGGACTTACACACCTGGGGAGGATACATAAAAGAATATATGTTCCGGCTACTAAGTTTTTACGCCCTCTGATAATATTATTACTAATACATATTGAAAGAGGGTAACAAAAATGGATGAGTCTTTAAATCCTAATCAAAGAAACGGTCAGAAACCAAGAAATTTACCTTTGTCAAAAGATGTTTTCTACGCCAATGGTGTGAATATTGATGTTAACCCCAACGAAATAACACTTACATTCGATCGTTTAGTACCCGGAGCAGAACCTGTTTCAACAACGGTGGTCATGAATCCTCAAGCGGTATATCAATTAAGAGATGGCTTTGCTCAATTAGCTAAGCAACATGAAGAATCTCTGAAAAAGATGAAAGAAACTGGATATTATGGCGAACCCCCACAAAATAATTGATATAGGTGATCACAGGTACGAACATAAAAGAGTGGAAGCCAGAGGGGATAAGAGTTATAAAACACATCTATCTTTTGCTCATTCATCCAATAACGCTTATAGTTATAGTAGTGGAGGTGGTGGAGACATGGAAAACTATATTACACGTCCTGAATTTGAAGAGCATAAAAGGCATTTAGATAGCAGATTTGATGGTATTTCGAAAGACATAACTATAGCTAAAGATCAAATCCTGAGTAAAATAGCTCAAGATAAAAAAGAAGAAGATAAAGAAAGAGAAAAGGATAGAAAAGAGTCCGAGAAAGAACGTAAAAGTGATAGAAAATGGTTCATCGGATTAACAGTAGCAACAAGTATGTCACTATTAGGCATTATCCTACAGGCCTTTAATGTAATATAATTTAACCACCTCACAGCAGGTGGTCTTTTTTCACTTTACAATACGAACATACGTTCTATATAATCATTTGTAAGAGGAGTGATTATCATGAGAGTAAATGAAAAACTCGACTACAGAGAAATGGATCCGTCAGAGTTGGATTCCAACATCCCCCGGGGCAGGGGCATGATTAAATGGCAGCCGTTTGCCACTATGCCGGAACAGTATGAGCGTGTGGCCGAGATGATAGAGGAGAATGCCAAAGTACCTGCACCTACCCACGATAATGAAACACTTGTCAGATTAGAAGAAGAGCTGCGTAGAAGTGTAGGGGAGACGGTCGTGCTTCGTTACTGGAATGACGGCTACGAGGTGCAGCTGGAGTGCCGCATCGAGTACATAGCGGATAGAGCAGGTATGGTGGTCGTCAGTAAAGGACGCGAAGTGATTCAAGTGGAGTTTAAAAACATTTATGAAATTGTATAGCTTTATTTTTGATTTAAGGCTATACTCAAGAGGAGTTTTCCAGACACTCAAAAGCTTCACTTAACCATCTTGTCGCACAGAAACGGCAGGGTGGTTTTATGTTATAATAGATACACTATGTTATGCCCTAATATAGTACTTCTCTGTCTGTTATGTCGTCCGGAAAAACGGCATAACAAAAGCCACTTACTAATTAAAGTAGGTGGTTTTTTTACTTCCTATTTAATCCCTCTACACTTTCGCTCTCCATTTTGATATATTTAATACAATTAATGATTAAGAAAATGATTGGAGGGACGTGCATGACCAATTATAACGATTTATATAATAAGGCAGAGAAGGAAGTAAAGAAAAATTATATTTTCGAGAAAATGACTAAAGAGTACTCGAAAGATATATTTGAAGAAATAGTAAGAGAAATTGAAAAAATGAATAAAAGCTTAATAATAAACGGCCACAAAACAGAACTAGATATAAATAGTTCTTTCTGTATTCTAAAGGCCAAAAGTCTAGACAATAGAGAGTTTGATCGGATTCTAAAGTATGAAATATATCCGCCATACGAAAGATACAAGGGTCAACATAAATATATTATAGACGAAACGATTACAACTGAATTGAATGGTGGATTAATTTTAAGGAACAATGTATGGGATGTAACGAAAGAGTATGAAACACACTATCTAGTGAGTGAAAGCAAAAAAGATGTAATGACAGTCGAAGAAGTGATGCAGTCGTCTTATGAATCGTTTATACGATACATTATTTAATAAATACATTGAGGTGGAACATGGCGGAGGAATATGTGGAAACAACTTATGAAAGCATGACTATCGACACGCTAAAAAAAGCTGGAGAAAAAATGATAAAAATCATTTATAAAGATGAGGATTTTTATTTCAAAACCTTCATCAAAGAGGATTCTAATCAGTTAATAATACATAATAATGGTGCTGTAGACCATACAAAAAGAAAACCTCCCGTAGCTCAAAGGTCGAGTTGGTCTGAAGATATTGAAGTAAATTGCATTTTCTTTGATGACAAAACCATTCACTTCAATGATTTGAATACTGGTTGGGGTGCTGGTAACATAAAACGTTTCTATCTAGAGGATTATTCAGCTATCACGAAGAAGGTACAAGAGTTATTGAGCATTAAATCGAAGAACGTTTTTTACTGGGGATCTAGCGCTGGTGGATATATGTCTATCATTTTATCTTCAATGCATCATCAAACATCCGCGATAGTGAACAATCCTCAGACTTTACTTTTAAACCATTACAAAGGCAAAATTGATAAGTTATTAAACGCTGCTTTTAATGGAATGTCTAAAGAGGATGCTTTCGGGAAATATCCCGAAAGATTTTCCGTTGTTGAGGCGATGAAGAAGTACGGGTATGCACCTATCATATATTATTTGCAAAATTATCAATTCGAATTTGATATGGCTAATCATTTTGAACCATTTAGAAAGTCTCTAAAAGAGGCAGGTATATCTGAAAAAGAAAATTATTATATTCTCTATAATGATTATGAAAGAGGACACTCTCCGCTGTCTAAAGAAGATACCTTGCAATATATCCATAAGATTTTAGATATAAAATAGTTGAATAGAAGAACTCTTCAGTACAAACAAAAAGGCATCCGTGCATTGTGGGATACCTTTTTTGTGCTGAGGGTGCAACTCCCTCCTAGATATTGTTAAATGTATTGTATCATCATTCTTTTGTAATGGAATTACTATTTATCAAAAAAGGAGCATCTTAGTGGGTCTGTTTACTCTGCCAAAATCGTCGAGCAGAACGTCACTGAACTCATCTGACCATGGAATGGGTTACACTGGTCAGCGATGTTGGATTTCCGGCTGCGATCACCTTCTTCCTCCTGTACAGGATGGAAAGCAAACTGGATGATCTCATAATATCCATCAGAGAGCTGCACTGA